TTCACGAAGACGATGAAATTTAATGGGGTGGTAGCTCAGATGGGAGAGCGTCGCGTTTGCAACGCGGATGTCGGGGGTTCGATCCCCTCTCACTCCATAAAAAATAAATGGTAATAAGCTCATGTAGCTCAGTTGATAGAGCAGCTGATTTGTAATCAGCAGGTCGGGAGTTTGAGCCTCTCCATGAGCTCCATTTATTTCTTAAAGGGTGGCAGATGTATTATATCGGATTCTAGTGGTTTCTCTGTTTCAAAGTTTTCATCAATGTATTTCATCTTGTTAAAGGTAGGATCAAATCTAGCTATTTGGTTTAAGAAATCATCAAGTTCGTGAATATCACCTTTGAACTGTATTGCGTTTTGAATGATACCATGTATACTTTTTCTTGATGGAAACTTCATGTCAAGCTCCTGTATTTGAGATATTGTAGTTATTTATAATTTAAGAGGTGTTGTTATGAAAATAGTTCGTGGTGGTAGAATAGAGAATTCACTCCAACCAAAGAAGACCGATAAGCCTTATGATGTTGTAATGGTTTACTGTAAATATTGTTCACAAAAGATCAATATTCATGTTTACCACTCACTGGCACAATTAGAACATTATCACATTGTAAACCTTCCAGATAAAATTTCTAAACATTTAGATACAAGAAAAATTCAATGTAATCATTGTAACCGAAAATTTGTATTGGAGAAACAAGCAAAGAAAATCACTACAGATTATTTAATGAAACTTGATTGTTCTGATATGTCTTTTGGCATGGAATCATGGTATGAAGATTCTATTCCAAAATACTCAAATGAACCCTATTCTATGTAATAAAACCGGCTTTAAGATGGTTTTAAGGCACTTTAATTGGTTTACCCATACTAGACCCTTAGTTTGGACAAATAACCCCTTAAAACGACTCTGAGGGGGTCAAAAAGTCCTTTGTTTTCAATGACTTACAAACCCTTATTTTTCAATAGCTTATATAATATAAAGTTCCTTGTATCATTTGCCTAAATATGAGATAATTACTTAACAATTAAGAAACGGAGATTTAAACATGAAAGATTTTTGTACATTTATTGGTGGGGCAGTATCAATCATTGCAGTCTTATCATATTTTCTTGCAGCTATCTTTGCACCATTTGGAATTGTTTGGTTGGTCTTAGCTCATTAATGAAATGGCAAATTACCACATTATTGAGAGATGGAGTAAAGGGAACTGAAGAAGAGGTTGTCGGAAATGCTCTGATTCATCTTGGTTACAAAGAAATAAAATCTTGTAAAATGGGTAAGTTAGTTATACTCAATTTGAAAGATGATGAAACAGAGGAACAGCAAAGAGCAAAAGTTAAAGAAATGTGTGAAAGGCAGATAGTTAATACTATTCTGTATGATTTTTTTATTGAACCTTATAAAACGGAGTTGTGATGACAGACTTTAGATTTCCTATTTGCGGATGGACGAATCGTGATGGTCAAGCTTTAGTTATAGGATTTGCTGGTAAGGCAAGAAGTGGTAAAGATACTGCTGGTAAATACTTGGTTGATGAATATCAGTTTCTACGTTATTCCTTTGCACAACCTCTGAAAGATGCAGCTAAGATAATGTTTCATCTTACTGATAAACAAGTTGAACAAAAAGAAAAACCAGCAGAGCCTTGGGGTAAATCTCCAAGAGAACTTTATCAGAAATTAGGAACAGATGTTGCACGTTCTATTGATGTCAATGTATGGGTGAAAGGTGCAGAGATATTCAGACAAGAAAATCCTGGCCGTTCTATTGTTGTTACTGATGTTCGTTTTTCTAATGAAGCATTTTGGATTAGAAGTCAGGGTGGCATCGTTGTTTATCTTAATAGTGAAACTAGAGGTATTCACGAGCATACTGGACATTCAAGTGAGAATGGTATAAATGGTGATGATGTTGACATCATTATACAAAACGATGGTACTATTAATCAGCTACATGAAAAGATTGAAGAACTTAAAACAGAAAGGTCTTTTGCGTGAGATATTTTCGTTATACATTAGAAGATATGAAGAAAGAGTCTGATAAGAAGTTATTTAATTACATAACTTTCTTTGCTGGTGGTGGCGGTTCTTCATCAGGGTATAAACTAGCTGGTGGAAATTGTTTGTTTATGAATGAGTTCCAGCAGGTTGCAGTAGATACCTATATGGCAAACTGGCCTAACACTCCTCATATTTGTGATGATATTAAAAATATTACTGGTCAGCAGATAATGGACATGGCAGGATTTAAAAAGGGTGAGTTGGATTTACTTGATGCAAGTCCGCCATGTCCCCCCTTTTCTATGTCAGGTTCAAAGAGAAAAGGTTGGGGCAAAGAGAAAATGGCATACGGTATGAAGCAAAAGAATATTGAGGATTTGACTTGGGAAATGATTCGTATTGCTGAAGAAACAATGCCAAAGGTTATTGTTTGTGAGAATGTTAAAGGTCTTACAATGGAGTATGCAGCTGATTATCTTCAAAGAATGATTAAAGATACTGAGGCACTTGGATATACTACTGTTTATAAAGTATTGCGTGGACAGGACTATGGTGTTCCACAGAAACGTGAACGAATATTCATGGTATCTGTTAGGGATGATGTACTTAAAGACGTTGGATTAAACTTTATGAATCTCTGTACTGTATTTCCAGACCCCGAAGATTATGAACCAACAGTTAGAGATGCTATAGAAGATTTGAAAGATGACCCTAATAATATAGAAGAAGCAAAAGAACTTACAGAACTAATGAGAACTAGCTCTAAGGGTAAGTGGATATATGGGTTTGATACCCATCCCGATTATCCTAACTCTGGGCCATGTCAAGGATTGAAGGGTGTTGATTATAACGGTAAAGTAGTATCTATTGGTGATAATGTTGTTAAGCCATGGTTTAAAGAGCAGATTGCTAAAGGTATATTGAAACCCGAAGATGAAAAACATTCTTATTATATGTCAAGGATTGTGCCATGGGATCAAGCTGCACATTCATTAACTGAACAAGGATTACAACCAAAGTTTATGGGTGGAAATCATATGCATCCAGAAGAGTATCGGGTATATACACCAACCGAGGCTAAACGTATTATGAGTTTGCCAGAGGATTATAAACTTACAGGAACTATAGATGAGAAACAAGCAAGGATGGGATTGATGGTTGCACCTTTATGTATGAAATATCTTGCAGACAGCATTTATGAGAAAGTAATAAAGGTCTATAATGAAATACATAAAAACTAAAAAAGATTATGGTTATGAAGAAACATTTGAAAAATGGAATGGGCAATTCTTAGATGAAAATGCTTATGATGAGGTTTTCACTATAGCAGAGGACACAGCAATAATGAAACCTGTAAACTCTGTTGACGGTTCGGATGTTCCATTAGCTTATGTTATCACAAATGCATATCCAAATGACAATGTAAGAAATACATTGATGTCAATAACAGATACTACAACCATGAGGGCAAATGCGTCAGGGCCCATTGACCCTAAAGAAATGGAAAAGAAGAGTTTGATTGAAGGTATTAATTATCGGTTGAGAACACCCAATTCATATCAAACAAAAAATAAAAATGGTGAATGGGGTATGATTGCGTATGCAAATGAAATCCATTCTGTTATGATAGGATTTAAAAGAGGAAGATTTACAGGTGCAATAGAATCTTCTGGCTGGACTAAAGATAATCCAGAACGATGGGAATCATTACAAGAGATATCTAAATACAATGAAGAAGCATTTAAGAAAGCAAATCCAAGTATCTATGAGAATCAAAAGACATTTGCTGAATCTTACATTGAACCAAAGTATCGGGTAGGCGGTGGAATATTTACAACATTATCTGCTAACCGATACCATGCTGGACAGAGTACGAAAATGTCAGCTCATATAGATAGTGGTGATGTGAACGCAGGATTGACTACAATGTGTTGTTTTAGGAAAGGAGAATATACGGGTGCTTATCTAGCATTCCCACAATACAGGGTAGCAGTAGATGCTCCAGACAATTCGGTTATCATTGCAGATAGTAATAGATTGCATGGGGTAACAGAGATACATGGAGAGGGTGAACGATTTACTTGTGTTGCTTATTGTGACGGTAGATTAGCTACAAAAGGTGCAGCAGGTAAACAGGTGAAAGCAGTAGGAAGGTTTGCCAAGGATTCAACCCCTAATTTAGAGGGTTTTCTTGAGTAAACTTTTTCCTTGTAATATTGATTGAAGTTTGTTATAATAGTAGTATATTAAATGATAAGAGATATTTATTAAATAATAAAAATATATTTCTTATTATAATCACAGGACAAGCGAAGATATGAGTGCGTCCAAAATTAAAAGGAGAACATATGTATAGTATAGATGAAGCTTTAAAGAAGTTTTCAGATTTAACTAGTAATCGTAGAGTTTATCAAAAGAATTTTGATCCAAAAACTTTAAAAGATTACAAAAATAAAGTTCCAGTATTTTCAGATTTTAAATCCATTGAAGAAATCGAAGATGATATAATTGACAATCCGACTAAGTATGTTGAAAAAGGTTCGATTGCAGTTCGGTGTCTTGTTAGTCACCTTTTTACTTGTGATGGTGGAATTGTTGCAGATGATGGAATCTTGAAACCTGATCGCTTGGGTGATGGTGTTGCTATTGCAACAAAAGGTGCAGAGTTTCTTGATACTGCTGATGGGTTTTCTAAAAATTCAGAATTTGTGCATGGTATGGTTCGATGGGTTTATGATAAGAAAGGTAATGTTGTTGGTTTT